GCCATTTCTTATTTCTCCTTTTTAGTTAATTAAATTCTAAGTTTGCCTTTGCCTGGGCCTGCCAGTATCCAGCTGCAAGGCCACTGCAAATCGTTGGTAAAATATCTGCGATCGCGGAGTGTTGCCTGGGTTATCTGAATCATCATCATAAAACATATAGAGCATACCGTTAATGATCGCATCGATATATTGATCCTCTAAAGGGATCGTTAGCAGTTTCCAATCGCCGCTTGAATCAAAAATTACAGGCGTCGGTAAGGTGCTCATTTGAATTAAAATATATACTTGCGTGGTTGAATGGACCGGCGGGTAAACATAATAGCGTTTGCGGTCGTTATCGTCTTTCATATAGTGCTCAATAACGGTGGCCTCGGGAGTTGTGGCCCATTGTGGATATACATCATTAAATATTTTCAAGGTGGTTTCTCGCAGGGGCAGGCCTGGGGTGGCGCCGTCGGATCCCATATTTAAGGGAATGTCGACAACTTCGATGCCCTTTGCCGGCAAATACTGAAACGAACCAGGCGCCAGTAAGGTGGCCTCGGTATCACTATGCAGCCTGGGCACCAATAAAATTATGGTCCGGATGCAATTATTAAACAAAGATATGTTATCATCCTCGGAATTATCCTCGTTACTCTCATCGAGAATCTTTTTTTCAAATTGGTCAATGACGCTGCCTACTGATATTGTGCCCATTATTTAACTCCTATTTGTCTGGATCCTAAAGTATCAACCTGGTAATGCAGGCCGGCGGTGGCCACCAGGGCATCACCTAAATAAGCATCACCGGCCGCCGCCACCCGCTCAACTTTAATCAGCATTTGATCGGCTATTTGAAGCGGTCCGCCATTGTTGCCGGCGGTGGATCCGGATATGGTCGGGAAGGTGGATCTAACAACCGCGTATTGAGTATCAAAAGGGGTTTCTATCGATATGGTGGTGGGTGCATCTAAGGTCTGGCCATCCCTGGTAAAAACATAAGTGAGCTCCCATTTAACATTGTCGGTGCCGCTCGGCGCCGCTTTGCCCTGCCAGTGGATATGAAATGATACGTCGCTGCCCTCTTTGTAATCGTGTTGGAGCTCAAAAGATCCGGATGCACTCTCGCCCACGGCAAAGGCCAGGGTGTAAATGCCGGTATCGGTGCCGCCCTCATCGTCAAAGGTTTCCAGGTCCGGTGCAAAGGCCGGTATCGGGTTTAATTGAGCGCCGCCAACAAAAATATCTTTCCAAACCGCCTGGGTAAGTTTCAGCGTTTTTTGAGTGCCACAATTAATCTCTAAATCAATCGGTGTGCCGGTATCGGTTTCAAGCAGGCCGCCTGGGATCTGCGCTCGATCGGTTAAAAATCGCATGACCAGCTGCGCATCGACGGTTATATCCACCTGGCCGGTGCCGGCGTCGATAACCTCGACGGATGAATTGCCCTCGGTAATTATATCCGGCGGGTGCAGGTTGCCATGCTGCGCCGCGGTCAAATGGTATCGCTCGGTTGCGGATCCGCCCTGGATGGATCCCAGGTCGTTATGATCGGGGATCCCCAGGGCGCCATATTCTGCCAGGGTTAAGTGATAATTTTCGGTGGCGCTGCCGCCCTGGATGGTGGTCAAATCGTTGTGCGCGTGACTATGGGCCCCTGGCAAAACCGTGATTGTAATGGTTTCATCACCAGCTAAGAGCTCGATAAGTTCATAATAATCAATGAAGCGAAAGCCGGTATCACCTAACCGGCCTTCGCGTATATCGATCGTCTGCTTGATCTCTTTAAGGATCTCGATCAGCTCCGGATCTTCACTTGTTATTACTATGTCCTTTATCGGTGTCGTCGGCGCTTGTGGCATATTTCTCCAAATTCAACCCGGGTATTTCCGGATCGCTCTTTGGCCAGTGCTTAATGAGTTTCGCGGCCAGGGCTGCCTTAACATCTTCGGGCATGGTTGCAATTTGATCTCGGTTATTGTCAATCCAGCTTTCAAACCGCTTTTTAGATAGCGTTCTAAAACTCTGGATAATTGATCTAATTCGTTCCTCGGCCAGGTTGGCTGCCGCGCTCTGTTTAGTCGGTGGATCCTCGCCGGTACCGGCTGCCGCTTTTTCTTCCAGCTTTTTCAGCCTGGCCTCCGGATCCTGGGCTTTCTTTTCGGCCTGCTCGGCCTCGATGGCATCGGCTCTCGCCCGTTCGTCGCGGATCTGGATCTTATGATCCTCCGCCTGGCCGTCTGGCAGTGCCATAATCTCATCTGCGCTCATCTGCTCATAAGGCAAATTTGGCTTGAATTCGACGTAACAGTGCGGGCCCATAAGCATTAATTGTTTGATATGGCCCTCTTTGGTAACGCTGCATAGAGGATTGCCGGCCTCGTCCGGTCTAAAAGTGTAACGAAATCCCTCAATGTCTGCCTCGGTAATTCCCTCGCGCATCGTGCATTTAATAATCATCGGGTAGGCCTCCTGTCCTATGGGTTGCGGGGCCCCTGCCTGCCAGGGGCCCCTGAGTTGATCGCCTGGTAAACTAATAATTTCTTATCGGTCCTGTTGCTCCACTGAACGATAGGTCAATGCGCCGCGTACTGCGCCGGCCGCCCAGGTGGCCGGTGCTGTGGTCACTTTCAGCGCCACAAGGGCCTCGACGGTATCGGAATAAATCGTTCGCAGATTATCAAAAGACGCTGCGATCCATTCCTTGCCTTGAAGTCCGCCGGCCTGGGCCACTGCTGAATCGACAAAGAAATTATAGTTGGTCAAAATGTCGGTACCAGCTCGCAGCATAAGCGCCGCCGTTAAGGTGAGGTCCGCCACTGAGTCCAGATCCTCGCACTCGATCGCAAATCCGAGCGGGATGCACTTCGGCGGAAGTATGCACAACTGGATAAGATCATCGGCCTCTAACTCCGTTACCAGGTCGATATAGCCATCACTGACATATACCTCGCCCGCGGAATGAGGGCTTTTCCCTGGGGCTTTTTCGCCCGCCATATTTGCTGTATAAATATTAGGCATTTTCAAATCCTCCTGTAAAATATCGGTTTAATGTAGTTAAGGTTTTACGAAATATCGCCGCTTTTACGAAAAAGCGCCGGTTTAGGTAGTCGGATTCTTGGCCGCGGTGTCGATAACCATGATCCCGTAATCCTTGCCATTAAAGGTGGTTTTCTTCACACCAAAAATGGAATGAGTCGAAATCACAAGCTGGTTGCCATTGTCGCGGGTTTCCTCAAACCATCCAAAACGCAGGCCGGTACCGGGAGATCCAAACGCACAAACGGCCGCTTGCTCACCCAGGAAAAGGGCTCTGCAGGCCTCAATGTTGCCGCCGGATCCGTAATCGGTGAACCGGATCGGGTTTTCATGCTCATGGAGCACCACATTGTTATACATACCCAGGGATCCCTTAAAAATCGGATTTTGTCTGCCCTCGGCTCCCGCGGCCGCCTTTTGAATGTCTAACCATTGGCCGGTGGTGGTCACGGTCCGCAGGTCATACACCTGCCAGCTGTTCATTATCGTGACATAATGATTTTCGCCGTTAATCATAATCGGCATGATTTTAGGCGTTTGCGTGTTGCCGTCGGTGCCAGCATCACCGCCGCCGGATCCGCCGCCCATCATCGTTGCCACTGCCTTGGCCTTATCGATCTCGGTCAAGTTCATGGTGTCACCGACTACGATGGTGGCCTTTGTTTTGTTGTTTGCGTACTGGATATGCTCGGCGTCCGGTGCGGTAAAGGAATTGCCGGCAAAGCCGGTGTAGGTGGTCGGAAAAACAAACTCGGCATTGACGCCGCGAGCTCCGGAAAGGTACATGAAATGGAGCTCATCGAATACCCGGGCCCACCACTCGGATTGACGCTTGCGAGCTATTTTCCGCAGGTTGTGGATGGTCCGTTTCCGCGTCATGCGGCCGCCGGAATTCACACCGCCGCGCATTTGATCGATATAAACGCCGTCGGTGTAAAATTTCAGTTCTTCCTCTTTGTTTTCGAGTACATCATCACCTTCGACCGGCTGCATTTTCAGCTGCATGGAAAGATCAAAGGAAATGTACTCGCCGGCATCGTTTTCCAGCTCGTTAAGCTGGTGGATCGGCATGCCGGATTCAACACCCTGGCCAAAAAACTTGCGACTCCAATATGAAGTCCGCGCAACATCGACGGCCAGAAATGCCGAATACTTCTTGACGGCTTTAGGGTCATTTACCCCAATTATTGTTTGTGCCATTTTAATAGCCTCCTGTTCAGATTAAGTTGTAGATAGTTGTTTACAGGGTTAAAAGTTCGCTCCTGCACTCGCCGGCGCCTATCATCGGCGCCCTCGATGGCCATCTAACCTGCTCTGTTTTAACAGGTGGCTATTTTGAACCTGGGCCTTGTTTTTGCTCTATATCCTGTTTGGATATATCAACTTCTTTAGGTGCATCGATCCGGATCCTAACCTTTTTGCCGCTTTTCTTTACCACTCGCAGCTCGATTAAGATCTTATCGATGGTTAAATGTACTGATTCGCCTTTGGTAACGTCCGTTATGAGCGCCATTATTTCTCTAACATAATTTGGGCTGCCTGCCCTTTGGCTATTGTGCCGGCTGGTAAATCCTTTGAAACGATCGCGCCAGCTGCCACAAATGCGCGAGGCCCTATTGTCACGCCTGGCAATATCACGGATCCGCCGCCGATAACCGCGCCCTCTCCGATTGATACTGCATCGACTTTAGGATTCGGATTGCTTACCGTGGGCCTCATCACGTTTAAAATCCTTACGCCTGGTCCGATAAAAACGTCTTTAGCGACTTCGCAATCTACGATGGTGGTATGTGACATTATCTGCACTCCCTCGGCCAGGTCCACATTCTCACCAATAAAAACGTAAGCGCCGACGATACACCAGGGCCCTATTATCGCACTGGCCGTTATGTATGAAAAATGAGCTACATACACCGATACATCGATCTTAGCGCCCTTATCAATTATCGCGGTGGGTTCAATCAATGGTTGTCCTCGTACTCTTTGAGCTCCGCGGGGCCCATCTTATCGATCGCATTTTGTAAGTCCTCACCCTCTAAGGAGTCGATAACTGCCCATTTGCTAACATCTTTATTAGCCTCGGCCGCTGGCACTTTGGCCAGGGTTTCCGGTGGCCGCTTGCCGGACTCGGCCGCTTTTGCCGCCGCCAGGGCTGACGCTGCCCTTTCGTCCGCCGTTTGTTTGTCACCAGCTGCAGGCCTGCCGGTCGGTGCCGTTCCGCCGGATCCCGGGCCCACCAGGCTGTCAATTTCAGCTGCTACCCGCTTGTGGGCCTCGGTTAAAAGATCAAAACCCGCGGCGGTGGCAAATTCATCATCGGCTAATAAGGCGTTCACCTGGGATGCAAAGGCGCCGTAAATCACCTGGGATTGATTGAGCTCGGAATTGCTTTGCATATACCAATCGCGTTCCCACTGCCACCTTTGCTCGACGGCGTTCACGTTTGTAATTTCCGCCTGCTCATGGTGCCAAACTACCTTTTCCAGCTTTAGGCGCTCATCGGTATATTTCTCGTAATCAATATCGCCATCATCGAATTGAGTTTTAAGGCCTTGCAACTCGGTATCGATCGCGGTTAGATCTTCCTCACTTAGCGTTTCTGCCATCGGGGTAAAGTGGTCGGGTACCGTTTCGGCTTTGGTTTCCTCACCGGTTTTAGCTGCCTCTGCTGCCGCCGCGGCCTCTTTCTCGGCCTCGCTCTCCCCTTTGGCATCCTCGATCTCCTTTTTTTCAGTGGGTTTGCCTGCATCCTTGCCGGCCTCGCCCTTGTCGGCTGCCGTTTCATCGTCCTTTTCACCTAATGCAGCCAATTCCTCATCGGATAAACCAATATCGGATAGTTTCTCTTTATCGGTCCGACCGTCGCCGGTCGGTGCTGCTGCCTTTTCCTCGGCTTTCTGATTCATAGCTCAATACTCCTGTATTTTTTAAAGGTTAATAGTTAATCGCCAAGTGCCTCACGCAGCCGGCGCTTTCGTTCCTCGATCAAGGCCATCACGGCGCCGACTCCGCCAGGTTTCTTTTTCTTTTTGGGCGGGGTTTCCGTGATTGGTTCCGGCCGTGGTGCCTGGGGCGCTACCTTGCGGACGCCTGTTTGCGGTCGCGTTTCTGCCATCTGCTTACGGGCTGACATATAAGTGCCGTAAAGGCCTTTAGCAAAGTCAACAATGCCGCGCTTTTTCTTTTTCTGTTTTTTCAAGGCCTCGGTGCCAGCCTCGGCGCCAATTCTGCCGGCTGCGCGTACACCCTTATCAATTTCTTCCTGGGTCGGATCTGCCATAACATCACTCCTTTATAGATGGTTTTAGTATTCTTTCATCATCTTTTTGTGCATCATTGCGCTCATCGGGCGCCGGCCGCCCATCATCTTCTTGTGCATCTTTTTCATGCGCGCATGGCGTTCACCGGGATTATAACCAGGCTTTTTGGCACCTTTGATCGTGCCCTTGTTCACGCTGGCATAGAAAACCTGCTCGCCTTTTTCCGGTCCATAGGTCTTGGCCATAGCAGCCTTAATCTTGCTGCCCTTTTTAGATAATGGCATGGTAGATGCTCCGGTTTAGTATTTACGCTTGTTGTGTATGCGCTTATTGCGTACTGGTTTTAGTATTTGAGTTTGTTGTGTACTGGATTTTTACCAGGCACGTTCTTTTTACTCGGGCTCTTGCCAGTGGTGGTGCCGGATCCGCGATCGGTCGCGGTTGCCCTTGCGGTTTGTCCGCCTGCCGGTTTGCCGCTCATATCATCCTTTTGGGGTTTCCTGCTGTGTTGTGATGGTGCTGTGCCCTCGCCAGACATAATAGATCTCCTTATTTTTTAAATGGGTTAAGTTTGGATGCCATTTGCGATCGCCGCTCACGCCTTGATCGTAATTCGGCTATCATTGATTGCATTTTGGCCAGACGTTCTTTGCTTTTCGCCTTTTTATCGGCCGCGCTCGATCCTGCTGCTCTGCCTACTCCACCATAGCTTTTGCTTTCTTTGGCCTTGCGTTTAATGTCATAGGCCTCGCCGGCTGTTATCTTTTTAACCGGCTCAATCTTCTTGACTTCGCTCTTTTTAATTTGTTCCGCCATGGTTATGCTCCGGTATAAAACCGCCCGCCGCGCCCTGGCTTTTTCCGCGGGCCCATTCGGGATGCCATTAAGGATCTGTTTCGTATGGGTGCTACGCCGGCCTGCCCTGGGCCCATTGGTCTAATGCCTGGCGGACCGCCGCCCATTTGTGCCTGCATCCTGGCTTGTAGGCCTTGCGCGGTTGCTCCCGCTCCTGGTTCGACGGCTCCGGCCACTGGCATAGGTCCGGCCGCTGGCCTTGGCATACCGGTTCCGCTTGCCAACTTCCCACCAGCTCCGGCGCCTGCATCCTGTACGCCTCGGGGTACCGGTCCAATTTCGGGAATAGGTGCCTCGATTGTCGGCCTTTCGGCCTGGCCCGATCCGGTTGCCAACTTCCGGCCTGGCATAGGGCCCACCATTGGCCTGGGTTCCATATCCGGCGTCGGAGCTCCGCGGCCGAGCATCCGGCCTTGTGGACCGCCGCGGCCAAATCCGCGCCCTCTGCTCGGTCCTACTTCCTGGCCGCCAGGTGCTACATTCCTGCCCATACCGCCGGCTGCTGCCGCCCTTACTCCATTCCCGCTAAACTGCTTTCTTTGTGGTCTTAGTCTTGGCATTTGGGTTTATCTCCGATCTGTTCTTATTTAATAAATCACGTTTAGATTTTTCAATATCGGCCAGGACTTTGGCCCTATCAATCTGCCTGCCGGCTGCTGCGTCGCTCTTTTTAAAGTCTAATTCCTCATCGGCCAGCTCGACTGAGGTTTCGGTGGCCATCGTTTCGGCCTCGATCTTTTCAACTTCGGCGCCTATCTTATCGGCGCCCACTTGTGTTTTAAGGCTTATATCGTCAATTTCAGCCTCTGTCTTGCCGGCCTGGGCCTCTTTCAATCGAATTTCAAGCATCTGGATTGCCTCTATCAATTCCTTTTGCTTTGCTTCCTCGGCTGCCTCGGCCTCGGCCTTTGCCACTTCCTCTGGATCCTGGGGATCCTTGCTTGGATCCTTTTGACCGGTTATATCGCGGATCCTTTGTACTAATGCCTCTTTTAGAGGTACGTCGGACATATCCACAACAATATCGAGTAAGGCCATACCTAAATCCGGTGGCAATTTTTCGAGCATCTTGGTTAATTGCTCAAAGGCTGCCTGCCTCATGGTGGCCGTGAAATTCTGGCTATCAATAACAAAATCCGCCTGGCTGGCGGTTATGTCGTTTAGCATTTCGCCGGTATCCGGATCCTGGTAATTCAGATCCACAAAATCATATTGACTCGGAGCTCCCTGGATCCTGATAGTTTTTTCTTCGGTGTAAAACTGTTCGATAAGGGATAACTTGATCTCGCCTATCAGCTGAAAAGATAGGCGCAAATTATCAAACATGGTCATTGTTAAGGTGGTTCCGAGCTCTTGCCTGGCTGTAATGGCCTTGCCGCTTATGGCGTTGGTCTGCCTGCCCATCATTTCATCATTGACGCCGCCGGTCCGCTCGATATATTCGGCGTCCTGGTTCATTAACATAATGTGTTCACCGGCCAGTTGAACATCGGTGGTGAAATCAAAGCGTGTGTTGGGCTTTAACCGGATCAATCCATCTGGCCGATCGACTTCCTCTTTGAGCTCATCCCAATCATCGGTGGCGTTTTCATCTGCTACCACCTGGCGCGTGTTCAATATGTGCAGTGCTTTGGATCTGCGCTTGTTAAGATCTTCCTGGGGATCGCGCAGCTGGCGGATCATGCCATAAGGTGAGTTGTCGACCTTCATCCGGTTGGCCCAAATAGGCACAAAAGGAATTCGATTATGATTATATGGGGTGGGCCCATCATGCAAAACGCCGCGGCTGCAAAAGATCATTACCCTCACACCCATGCGGATTGCATCTACTGTGCTGGCCAGGCCCTGCTGAACTATCATTTGATGGTTTTCGTTTTCCTCATCGTACATGACGCCGTTTAGGGTGCCGATCTGCCGGCCTTTCATCACCTTGCCGCGCATCGGTTCTTTATACCAGGCTTCAATCAACCGGACTCGGTTTCTTGACCAGGTTGTTATGCCTGTATCTCCGGATAGCTCTAAGGCAAATCCAGCCTCACCCTCGACCGGATCAACATCGATCTGTTGATCTTCTTCCTGCCAGTACAGATCATCCTTTTGCACTGCCAGCTTGACAATATCGACTCGATCCGGAAACATCGAGGCCGCTATATCAAAATCAACCCACTTGGATCTAAACAAATACCTGGCGTCTGAATAATCCGGTTCAACATGCAGGGTATCCCACCAGATATTTCGCCAATCTTCCCACCTTACGAATACCGGCTCATCGTCAATGTCGGATTTAACGCCGGCCTCTAACCAGCCTACGCCGGATTTAACAGCATCCTCAAAGGCCCTGGATCTATGGAATTGCTCTTTATTAACGTCGGATACATATTTAAGGATCTTGGTTTTCGTTTCCGCCAGGGGCCGGTCCTCTTTACCCCGGGGTAAAACCAAATAATCAATTCGGGTTCGTTTCTCGGTGCCGATCACCCAATCACAAGTCGGCTTGATCTGATTGAAAACGCTGGCCTTTTGACCTCTGGCTTTCAGGCCGCTCTTATCGTCCTCATCCCACTGCTCGCCATCATAGAACTTATGGTCTTTCATCTGTTCGATCCGGAAATCACCCTGCAGCTGGCGCTCGCGCTTGTACCATCCATTAAGGCGCCGGTACCTGGTGAGCGTTACCTCATCACTATCATAAGGATGGCGGACCGCGGCCGCGTTGGCCGTTTCCTCATCTGAAAAACCCGCGAGTGCTAATTCTTCCTCTTTGGATAGGCCCTGGTTGTAGCCATAATCCGGATCGTTCATCCTATCAGTTGCTATATTGTTTATATCCGTCGCCATTTACTTCATCCTTTATGCCCTGCTTAAAGGTTTCGCCGGCTGCCGTGATGGTTGCCTCGCCCACCTGCTTATAAACCGGATCTAAGGGTGGCATCTTCAATAGATCGTCAATCCTCGATTGAATAGCGTGGGCAATATCCGCCAGTTTGCGCGACGTTGGCACTCCCAGGTCAAAAAGAGCATAGATCTGATAGCCGATCCTCATTAGGTGCTGCTCAAACGTCGCGTTATGGTCCTCTGACCACTCATGCAGCTGGCCCATACTGACTAAAAAGCGGGGTTTGACGGTTTTCTGGCCAATTACGGGAATGTTCCTTTCCACTGCAGGCTTGACCAGGATAACCGGCTGCCGCTTATAATATCCGAGCTCTGTTGCTATCTCCATTTTCAATAGCCTCCTGCTATTGTGCGATCACTGAGCTAAAACAGTGACCTTTAGGCCGAAAGGGATCCCCATCGACAATTTAACCGCCGCCTCATTACTGTTAGGTGAAAAATTGCCGTCGTTGTCGGTTAGGACCACCACAAAATAGATCCACTTGCCGGAGTCCGAGGGCTGCAGCTGGTACACAAAGGGGCTCGATCCCTGGCCTATTGAGGTATAGGGCCCGCCGGCTGCAGTCGCTTTGAAAACTTCCTGCGTCGCTATATCGGTATCGTCCGGATCCGTCGACCAGGTTAGCGTGACGGTTTTGGGCTGGTTGTCATAAACTGCAGCGAGATCTGCCACTGCTGCCGGTGGCTTAAAATCGATAACGGTAGGGGCGCCCTCTTGTAGCTCCGAGGGTGCGCTCGTAAGGCCGCCGGTATCGATCGCCGTCATTTTAAA